AGGAATTACTGGCACTACTTTATCGAATGGAGTAACAGCAACAACTCAATCAGCAGGGGATAATTCTACAAAAGTTGCGACAACAGCTTACACAGATACAGCAATAGCAAATTTAGCTGACTCAGCACCTAGCACATTAAATACATTAAATGAACTAGCAGCAGCACTTGGAGATGATGCTAACTTCTCAACAACTGTTACCAACTCAATAGCAACTAAATTAGCAAATATTGTTGAAGATACCTCTCCACAGCTAGGCGGTACGCTTGATACAAATAACCAAATTATACTTTTTGGTGATAGTACTGGAAGTACTGATGATAGATTAAAGTTCGGTAATGGTGAAGATTTACAAATTTATCATACAGGGTCTCATAGTTATATTAGAAATAGTGAAGGTACTTTACATTTAGATAACTATAACGGTGATATTAAGATAAGAGCAGCAAACGCTGAAGATGGAATTAAAGTTGTTACAAATGGAGCAGTAGAGTTATATTACGACAACAGTAAAAAGCTTGAGACAACATCCGATGGAGTAAAAATTGATGGTGGTCTTTTAGAAATAGCACATACATCTTGTCATATTGACTTTATGGAAAGTGCTACAACTAACCATAGATTAAGAAATGGGTCTGGTAATTTTCAAATACAAAAAATAAGTGACGATAAAAGTACAACAACAACTCAATTTTTGGTCGATGGTGGAACTGGGGCTGTGGAACTCTATCATAATGGGTCAAAGAAGATGGAGACAACTTCAACTGGTGTAAAAACTTTAGGTGATGTTTCTTTTAGAACCTCTGCAAATACACAAACGATTTTATATGATGAATCTGATGGTCAGTTAGAGTTTGTAGATAGTATTAAAGCTGTATTTGGAACTGGGTCAGATTTAGAAATTTTTTCAGATGGATCAACTGCCTTTTTAAAATCGGATGATTTAAGAATAAGATCTGCTAGTAATGAAAACTATTTAACTTTTTCTGCAAATGGAGCAGTAACAGTATTTCATGATAACAGTAAAAAGTTTGAGACTACAAGTTCTGGTGTAAACGTAACTGGTGCATTGACAATAAATGGTGCTGCTTTAGGGGGTGGTAATCCTACAGGAACAGTAATTAGTTATGCAGGGTCTTCTGCTCCAACAGGTTATCTAAAAGCAAATGGTGATACTATTCCGAATGGATCGGGTACTGTTCAAGGAGTTACTGAAGATTTTTCTGATTTATATGCAATCGTAGGATCATCATTACCAGATCTAAGGGGAGAGTTTGTAAGAGGTCTTGATGACGGCAGAGGTGTTGATAGTGGTCGATCAATTAGATCCTCACAAGGCAATCAAAACTTGTCACATACACATACAACAAATAGCACTCTTGAAGAATCTAATAGTAATGCTAAAGATTTGCAGGGTCAGTTTAATGGAGAAGAACGTGATGGTAGGCCATTTGGTGTATTTTATACTGTTGGTGGTCGTGGTAGAGACTTTGACGGAGGTGATGGAGATTATATCGGTTTTGACGGAAGACATAGACATGGAACTACATCAAATGGTGGTAGTGAGGCAAGACCAAGAAATGTTGCGCTTTTAATGTGCATAAAGTATTAAATACTAGTAAAATACTACTTTTGTTGATAATATTGAGTAGTTCTTATGAAATTTTATGGCGATTGATCCAAAGCAAAAACTTGAAGCACTCAATTCTGAGTTAACACAAGTTGCAGAAAATTATAATAAAGCAACTCAAGTTGTTAAAAATTGCGAGCAACGCATACATGAATTAAGAGGCGGTATAGCTGCTCTTGAAAGTCTTATAGCTAAAAAGTGAATGTATATAATCTTTTCCCTTCTCTTGTAGCAAAGATAAAAGTAAAACATCACAAAGAACTTAAAAAATTATTAGTACCATCATTAATAAAGCAATATAAAGATAATCCTGATCTTGAATTGCCTTGGGCGAGATGGGCTAATACATGGAATATTAATACTAATATTTCTGGTAATTTAAGTTTTAGAAAGTATATAGATGAATGGATGCAACATTTTAATTATCCAAAAATTAATTACGATATTGCATATTGGACTAATATTCACGAGTGGTATCATTATCAAGAAGTGCATACACATATGACCAATAATACTTTTTTATCGGGTATATATTATGCACAATTTGATAAAGATGATAGGCCAGCTGAGTTTATTAATCCAAAAGATCAAGCACTTACTTACACAACAGAAGTTTTAGGTAAAAAACTTGAACATCCATCTTTCCAAAAATATTCTACTGATACAGGATTAACCATACAGGAAGGAGACTTGTTATTGTTCACTCCTGATTGCCGACATTTTGTCCCTGCATCAAAAGACAAACATGATCGTCTAAGAATAACACTTAGCTTTAATGCACATAAAATAAAATGAAAGACTTTATAGGTGTTTATGATAATGCCTTTACAACTGATCAATGTAATGAATTAATTGAATATATTGAGTCATTGCAAAAAAATCATTTATTATTCCAAGATAATGATAAAAAACATAATACAGACCACAAAGCGGTAGGGCTGTTCTATCATAATTTGCTAGGCACTTCTCCCTTTGGTGTAAAGTTTCTTCCTAATATTCAAAGATATGTAAATTCTTATCTGAATGAATATTCGATTTTATCAAGAAAAAAGTTTTTAATATATGATGTCAAAGTTAAAAAAATACCTGACGGTGGTGGTTTTCATGCTTGGCATTACGAGGCAAATAATTTTGTATATGCTTCAAGAGTGTTTGTAGTTCAGTTATTTTTAAATGATATACAGGAAGGTGGGGAAACAGAATTTTTATACATAGGTAAAAGGATAAAAGCAAAGGCTGGTAGATTAATTATTTACCCTGCTGGTTTTACTCATACACATAGAGGTAACCCACCATTAGGTCAAACAAAATATCTTTGCTCTTCATGGGGTATTGTTCAAGAATAAATTAAATAGATTTTTCTGTCATTTGTCTTGTCATAATACTCATAGTGACGTAGAGCGGAGACAGAGCTACAATAAGCAGTAATACAAGCACACTTGTAAAAGATAGTGCTTTTAGTATCGCAAATTTTATCATGTTTCAGAAAATCTGTAACTATCTTTCTATTTTATCTACGGTCTTAGTTCTAGGCATTTTGGGAGGTGGTTTCTTTACATTCAAATATGTGACTTCAGAACAATTTAAGACAAAAATAATGAATGAAGTTTTAGGTAATGTTCAAGGTCTTATGCCAAAGATTCTTGATGCAGAAATACCTGAAATGACAGGGCCATCAATGCCACAAATGCCATTTAAAAAATGAATTGTTATTGGTGTAATGACGAGTTAATACCAAGTGGAGATATAGATATTGATGAATCTATGCCAACTTATCCAGAGTTTTCGGTAATGACTAATTTATCTTGTCCTAAATGTTTCTCACAAGTAGAAGTGTTGAAAAAAAGAGATGCCTATGACTGAGATACAGGAGATAATTATTCCTGAAATAACTACAATAAATATTCCTAATTTCGCTCCATCAAGCCTAAATAATCTATATGTACCATTACCAAATATAAATTTGCCTGGATGTGTTAAAACACATCGTGATGTAAGACCTACTAATACTGCGATTATTGATGATGACGAAAACGGCTCTTTTTATTCTTGTCCTCCAGGTCACGAGATACCATCATATGTACCTATAGATTACAACCCTAAAAAATTAGAAATAATAGAACAAAAACAACAACAAAAACCTGCACAAGATGTTCCAGAATCTAAGTTTGAACAACCGCAAATTCCAGAGCAAAAGAAAGAAAAAGAAAAAGTACAGCTGGTAGATTGTCCTGGCGATGATAATTTAAGAGTAGGCCAATATGCTTCAGAACTTAAACTAGAGATTGTCGTAAATCATCGTAGATCAGATGATGGGCTTAAATGCTATGAAGTCTATGAAAGTGTTCCGTTCATCTCTCAGTACTTACCTCCTGTTTCTACTGTTGTTAGCACTACTGCTATTGGACTTATCGCTGCGAGTAGTCCAGCATTACTATCAATTATTAAGCCTCTAGTGAAAAAATTAGTAGGACGTTTTAGCAAAAAATCTACTGCTGAGAAGAAATAATTTTATGTGTATGAGGAATTACTTGATTAGCTTTTGGCACTAAATAAACATCCTTACAAATATTATAAAAAGGACTATCCGTAGTTAGCATTATGCCCTCTTGTTTTAATTTTCCACATTCACGAATTCGGGCTATCTGCCAGTCAAGCCTTTTATTTTCTAAGACTTGCTTTTGTATTGATATCTGCGTATCAGCAGCAGACTTGCATTGATTTTGTAATCCACGATCTAATGGAATACTAAAAGATGCTGATACTCCAAAATTTAAGGCAAAACTATCTTTGTTTGTTCCAGAATAGTTTTGTTGATAATAAAGAATATTTCCTGGATTATCAGGCACACCATCTTCATCTGCGTCAGTTGGATCATATACAGGAGTTGGATAATAATCTCGGTATGGTTTTAAATAATTTGCTCCAAAAGTGGTGAATGGGCTAATCGTAAGTGTCGGCCCTTGGCATACAATATTTCCTCCGTATTGATTAGTGACCATGTTGCCTGTAAGTGATTGGATTGCCATATTC